ATAGTCCAGAAAAATCTGTTGCTGCTGTAGCCATAATTACTCCTTATTAGGTAAGACCCATTGCTGCCATCTGGTCATAAACATCAGGATTATTCCAAAAAGAAGGATCCATATAACTTCCGTCATTTGTTCCCCAAGTCCATGTTGGAGTAACAGAAGACAAACCAGTTAAAGAACCGATCAACTTAGATACTGGATCAGTCAAACCAGCAATACCTCCTGACAGGGCCTGTTGTTGTAGGTTCATTCCAGCCTGCTGTCGCGCTGCTGCCTGTTGTGCAGCGGCATTAAGAACCTGAGATACCTGAGCGCCTGCGGTGGACTGTTTTGCTCCCAAAGCAGATGCAATATCTAGCGGATTCTGTCCGAGAGCCTCAGCGCTTGCCGCACCAGCCATATATTGAGTATACGGAGCCAGAGCAGCAGTTTGGTATGCAGGAACCTGACCAAGCAGTTGAGCGCCAGTGCCGAACAAGCCAGCACCGAATTGTGTCTGTTGCTGACCCTGCTGCATAGCCTGAGCAGCCAACTGAGCGTCCTGCTGTGCCAAGGCGTTATAGTAAGCCTGCATCTGCTGGTTAGAAGCCCCCATAGCAGCTCCACCAGCGCCTGAAGTAGCTCCTACGCCTAAACCAAGCCTACCGCGCTGGAATTGCTGGTTAGTCAACTGAGCGAGTTGTTGTTCCCTGCTTGGTTGCAACAAAGCCTGTTGCTGCTGCATCCAGTTTTGTGCCGCAGCCTGCGGAGAAGTGGCTAGATAGCCCTGTCCGAGGTTAAAAAGGCTTTGTGCTGCTGCGCCTACTGGAGCGATCTGACCAGCCGCCTGAGTGGCCTGTTCCAGGTTTGTTCCTGCTTGACCCATAAGACGCTCACGCATCGCAGCCACATCAGGAGCCACTTGGTAGCCAGCGCCTGTGAGCCTGCCTTGATCGTCATAAGTAAAGCCACTAGTGCCAAATCTAGATGTTACACCTACGGGACGAAACTGCGCTGCCTGCGCCGCCTGCTGTCCCTGCGATAGAAGCTGGTTTGCAAGCTGATTCTGCTGCAAAGCGCCGTACTGCGCTGCTGTAAGCGTTCCTAAAGCGCCTACCCCGCCGCTTAGAAGCCCACTAAGGGCCTGTTGTTCTTCTGTTGTAAGTGCCATTAGTAGGTTCCTCCGTCAACGGTAGCAGTAAATGTTCCCGATACTGTTATATTAACCGCTGTGGCAGTTCCTGTCAAGGCAGCATTATTAGCGTTTGCCTTGGAAGAAACCGCTGAAGCGATATTATCAAATTCAGTGTTTATTTCTGTGCCTTTAACCAGCTTCGCGGGATTGCCGGAAACTAGATTATCTTTTGTAGCAAAGTTAGTGCTTTTTACATAGTCCGACATTATCGAATCCTTCCAGTTTTACAGAATACATCAAGTTTTTGTATAGATAGATCGAAATTTTCTATAGTGGTTTCAACCCCTAGTTGAATAATATTACCAGCCCCGCCTACCTGAATCTTTTGATTATCAAAAACAATACCAGCAGAATATTCTGCAATATTGTATTCGGCTACGCCGTATTCAGCAGCAGCAACGCCGCCTAAGAAAATAGTCTGTGAATTATAACTTTGACTGTAATCAAAACCGTATTTTAAAACAATTCCGGCATTACTTCCCCCAATTACAGTAAAACTTATCTTTTTAAGAATCTTAATAGCGGAAGGTGAACCTAAATCAAAATAATTAGTGAAGTAGCTCATTAAATATGAGACACTATTATCGCTGTTGGTACAGTAGCATCCAATATAGCCGGGAAGACCAAACAACAATTCTTTATTTCTTGTGGAAAACATTGCTGTAGGCACTAACGACCAAGTTGTTGTTCTGGCGGCTCCGTTTTGCAATGATCCGCGCATATCAAAACAATAAGTAATATTTGCTGTTGGGAAAGACAACAAATAGAAAGCATAAGTATCAGAGTATACCGCTCGGATGTCTGTCAGTGTTTCTAGCCCTATCGCGGCTACAAGTTCATCCCTGACATTAGCACTCAAGTCCCTAAACGGTGCACTTCTTTCTTGCACAACGCGCTTCATAGACCTAACGCCAGAATCACTTAAAAAGATAATATCATCACCAGTTACTTTGATGCTATCTCTGGCGCAGCAGCCAATACCGCTAACCGTGTCTGCTAAGGAAATATTAGTAGGATCGCTGGCGTTTTGATAAATAAGAATCTGTCTGCGTCCAAAGATGTATAAATAATTATTGTGACCGGCTAGGCCCTGAATCTCGTCTGCTCCCGCAGGCCATACCTGAGACACATCTAGGTATCCTGCGGAGCCTGTGCTAAGAACATGACCAGCAAGCAAATCTGAGAACTGAACAGTATTCTTATCTGTGGCTGTATTGGCGCTCCAAGTGCGTCCATAGGCGCTTATAACGCAGTCTGCCTGCTGTACGGTTGCAACATATCCAGACTTTTCAGATACTCTGCGATATGTTGTTGTGGATACTGCTGGATCAAATACTAGTGGATCGTGACCGCTTTGGTATAGGTACAATACACCGTTCAATGCAGCCATTTGCCAGCGGTCATCTGTAATTGTAGGAGCAGAGCCACCGCCGCCATAGGTAAGGGTTACTAAATTGGAACCACTCAGTTTAAATATGTTATTATTTCCTGTCGCAATAACATACGATGTTCCATCATTGGCTATAAGTTCTGCTATGGATTTTACATCTGACGAACCTAAAGTACCGTTAGCGCTATGTTTTGCTTCCCAGCCTTTTCTAGCACCGATCCGTCCAAACTTATCTATTACGCAATTAAAAGCTTGAGTAGCAAACCCGGATTCCAGAGCCACAGAGGAATCCTGAGTGTTTACACCCATAAATCCTGGAGCCGCTATGCTGGAAGTTAATAGTTTTTCTGCCATTACGGATTCACCCAAACAACTTCTTCAGCATACCTGTTACGCTCTATAGCTACAGCGTCTGCCAAAGCTAAGCGATATAGCTGATAAGCCTCTGATGACAAAATACCGGAGTCCTCGCCTCGTTCTGCGATAGCCTTTGCATAAGCCAACATGCTTACAAGATGATCCGGTACTAAAATAGCGTCTGTATTGTTTACTAGATTAGCTTGGGGTACGATTAAATTAAACCGTATTGTATATACTCCGTCTGGAATAGGATACAGATCTACTTGTGTATCTCCGTTAGAGTCTACGCCATTGAAGTTATAATAGGCTGGACAAGCTTTGTTAGAGGATGCCAATAAGAATTGTCTATTTAACCATGATGTAGGCGCATATTCTATATTAGAGTTATTTGTATCGTTAAGAATATCAATAACTCTGAATCTCATTCCTGAACCAGTTAAGACATAATTAAATACACTGTCAGTTGTTGTAGCGGTCAAAGTCGTAGCTAAAACATTCCAATCGTGAGCGTCTTCTACTTCTCGTTTGGCATCGTTAACAAATACTCCTAACATTTGCGAATAGGTATTGTCCTGCACAGAAGACACAGTAGGCTCTCTAAGCCTACTCAAAACATTATTTACTATACTAAGATAAGTAGCCATTAAATGCCTTCTTTCTTTATTTGCTCAAAGGTAGCAATACTTGAAAATGTCCCGGCTGCGGGAGTTATTGTCACATAATCGCCTTCTTCCATAACCATGTATGCGCCGCCGTCTAATTTAAAAAATGTTTTAGAGCTTAATCCATAGTTAGACAAAATAGCTATTGTCTCATTTTGGCTATAGTCAAACCACGCCACTGAAATATCCTGTGTAGATCCAGTGCCGTTCAATAAATACAACAGATTCCACTTAGCATAATAGCCTTTGGGAACAGTATAGATAACTGTAGGCGTTCCTGCTACTAAATTATTACCGACTGTTATAGCTCTCATTTTTTCTTCTTAGGCTTAGACATTCCTGCTTCAGACAATGCAATAGCAATGGCTTGCTTCCTAGATTTAACAGCAGGGCCGCCTTTGCCGCTGTGGAGTGTTCCTTCTTTAAACTCTTTCATAACTTTTTCAACTTTAGCTGGTTTTTTCATAATCATGCTCCGCATACTGCTTTAGAACAAAAGGTAAAAGCTTCCCATGCTGCCCAAATAATGAACATAGAAGCCACCACCACAATACCTATAGCCATCCCTAGTTCTGTAAGTTCCTGTTGTTTTCTTTTACGCTTGGCTTCTGCAATACTGTCTTTCCTGGCTTGTTCAGCGTTAGCGGCATCCATGTCTGAGGCTCTTTTCTTTATGTTCTGCCAAACATCCATATTGTTTGTACTAAAGAATAAGTTTTGTAGTTCTTGTTCAAAATCTTTCTGAGCCTTAATAGCTAACTCGATCTCAATAGCCTTAGCCATTGAAGATCCCCCCTGTTTTTTAGCCTCGTGTACGGCTTTAGTGGCTGTATGCTTGGCTTCAAAATATTTACCAATCATTGGCCCTAAAGAAGCTACATCATCTACAGTTTTAGAAGCCTTCTTAATGAGGGCAACAGCACTTTGTACCGCTGCTAGGGCTGTAATTGGATCAATCATATTCCAAGCAATTTCTTAACAAACTCAGCAGCTACACCGGGGCCAAGCAAAATAGCTGCAAGAGTGATGTAAATGAGATATTCAATTTTAGTCATACGCTTACTACCATCATCAAGCTGTTTTTCAATGGCTTGATAACGCTCGGCACAAACTGCTTCATGCACCGACAGGCGGGTGTCTAAAGATTCATCACTCATTTAGGAGCCTCTGGTATCTGCCAATTCTTCACCACATCCATCAGTTGTTCAACAGTAGTGCAAGCATCAATGTCTGCCTTTACTGCTGTGGCTGTTGAGCGCACAGATGCTCGCCATGTTTTCCATGCGGCGTTCATCTCTGTGCCTGTTTCAAACGCTCTTGCTGCCATCCAATCAGACGGTTGTAAGGCTGCATACACCTGAGCATCAATCATCGCCTTGTGGGTCGATTTAAGACCCTTGGTGACTAGGCGTTCTGTGCTGTCAACCATCACAGGATTGGCAGGGTCTGAGTTGTCCAGCACCTTGACATACATGGGCTGACCATTCTCATCAACTTCTTCACGGTCATCCAACAGCTTGGGTGTGTTTGTGTAGGACAGGGATGCGCCTACTAAGTTTTCGCTCACCCAGTAGAAGCGGTCATCTGCTCTGCTGCCTGTGACCACCACTTCTTCTAGCCCAATAGCTGCCTTCTGCTCAGGCGTTGCTTGAGCCAGCCATTGCTGTGGGTATGTGACGCCACCCAAGGTGAATTGGGTGTATTCGGTGATGTGTTTGTTTTCTGTTTGTGAATAATACATGGTTGCTCCTTAACGGGCGTTTGAATATTTGAATGGGTTTTCGGCAAATGCCATATAAATGTATGTGTCACCAGATGAATTTGATGATGTATAAGTACTTGTTATTTTAAAACCATTGGATAATAAATCTAATCGTTGTGCCGCATTTTCAGCATCAGTAGCATTTGCTATTAAATCTGAATTATCTTTGTTATAGCCTAAACGCTTACTATCAATAATTACCCAAACAGATGCACCAGTAGTTAAAGTTGTAGATTTAGTCATAATCCACCTCGGTCTAAACCCACAATACACAAATGGCCCATCCGTGCTTCCATTGCCCGTGTACTTGCCAAAGGCTGAATAGCCGGGGATAGCGGCGAAGCAGTAGGCTACATAGGTTCCTGTGCTTTGGTTTACTTCTGTTCCAATTCCTACTGTAAAGACAGTTGAAGTTGGACTTGTATTGTTCCAATACCCAATATCGGTATTCTGTGAGGCTGTTTGATTCAAAAACAATGCCTTTGTGTTGCCAACAGAAGCATGGTAAACATCCCAGCTTCCAGTTGAGTTTCTGCGCTTCACAATTATCATACTTGGTGCAACACCCAAACCATGCCCCACCGTAGCATTAGCACCTGTACCCGTATAAGTCACAATCGAGAACCCACTCGTTGTATTCGCTGACACCGTGCTGGTGATGGTTCCTGCGGTGTTGCTTACGCCTGTGCCGTTGGCTTTCCAGCCCCAGCCTACATAAGTATCCCCGGTAGTATTGATACTAGTGTCTGTACCTACGGTAAAGGTGTTGCTTGAAAATGCTTGAATGACAGTAGTACCACTTGATTCAGCGTCAGTTGAATTTGATTTCAAATGTTTATTCCCGCCCGTCACAGTATTAGCAAGACGGTGATCATCAGCAGCAACTGCTCTTTTCTTAGCCCAAATGAAGTCAAGCGAATCTAAG